AAAGTATTTCTTTTTTTCTATATTTTTAAGCTCTGCTGATCCCATTTCTTTTGGAATTAGAACACTAACTACACCTAATGCTTTACCTGCTATGTTGGATGCCTTACCTGATAAATTTTGTGCAGCGGTTGATAAACGTCCTGTTTTCGTAAATTGACCGACCTGACTTCTTCCTAATTGTTTTGCAATATCTGCTAAATCTTTTTTAGAACCTGTTACACTTACATTCTTGTATCTTGGTTTTGTTTTATCACCATATTTTTTTTTTGCTTTTTGTGTTTTTTCTACTTCTTTAGATAGTTCTTTTTTTGTTCTTAATATTTTAGTCTCAAAACCTGGATTTTTTTGTGCTTTTTTTTTATTAAAATCTATTACATCACCTTTTGTTGCTTTAATTACACCACGTCCAATCAAAACATCGGCTTTTGTTATTTTACCATCTTTATTTAAATCTGGAAATTTTTTACTCATAATTACAGTATACCTTTATAATAAGTTTCAATCAACATGCCCTTGCTTGCAAAGGTTTTTACATTTGTTGGTTTACCACCAACTCCTTGAGCTTTTGCTCTTTTTCTTCTTACTGCACTTCGTCTTTGTGCTTCTGACATTCTTCGTGCTTTAGCCAAAGGCACACATTTAGGATATTTTCTTTTTTGATCTGCTTTTAATTTACTGCGACCACATTTAGCATAAGACCCATCTTTTTTCTTTGAGCCAATATCTACCCATTTTTGTGCGAACCATTTTTTTAAACCACTCTTAGCCATTATTTTAATAAATCTTTGTAATAAGCAGATGCAGAAACATTGCTTAACATGTCCCCGTCCACATCAACAGATATAGGTGAACCCATAACAGAATGACCATCAACTTGAGCTAACATACCTTCTTTTGCAGGTTTAGGTCCTTTAAAATCTTTTCGTTTTACACCACTTGGATCTTTTATTTTGCCTGCACAGATTTTTGATGCATATGCATTTGCATAAGCTGAAGGATAAACCTTAAATTTTCTTTTTGCGGCTGCCTTACCTCTGGGACATAATTTTGTCATTTGAAACTCCTTATAATATCTATTTTATGCTCATTTGCAGATACAATATCTACTTGTTTATCTATCTCATCTATAATATTAGGATGTTCTCCTATTCCTACAGAGTTTTCTAAATAAATTTTAATCGTTGCATTGGCTTTTTCTATATTTGCCTCATACACTTTTATCAAAGCATTTATTATATCTTCTTTCATTATGTTACCACTCTTTTCTTCTTCTTTCTACTCTTAGCATACTTGCGCTTTTGAGGACCTTTAGTTATTTGTTGTTTCATTTGACTTCGACCTATGACCATGGAATATACCTTGTTTTACCTTTCTCATCTTTATAAGCTATTAAAGATTGACCTCTAGGATCAGATGCACTGTAGGACACATGAACCCATCCAGACCGAGGTCCCTCACTTTCTTTATAAAATTCTAATATAAGCTGATCAAATATCAAGTTTTTCTTTATCCATTCAGCTAATACTTTATTATCTAATGTCATAACTTCAATATCTGCAGCACTTCCACTTGCATGTTGTGATTTTGATGAGCTGCCTATAGCTTCACATAATTCAACACACCTAAAACCAGAATTTATAAAAACTGGTTTTGCAAAACGATCTCTAACTTTTTGTAAAATATTTTCGCACAAATTTGTAAGATTAATTATTTGAGCTTTATTAGGTGTGTTATCAATACCTAATCTTGTAGCTGTCTGAGATTTTGTCAGTTCTTGTAACGAAAAATTTTTTGATAGCTGCATACACTCTTTCTATATATACTTTCTATTAAACACCAAGTCATACCTAAGACCAAAAATAAACTTATTAGTAAGCAAAAAAATATATAAATTATAAAATCCAAGATAGGAGTAATAAACCACATAATACAATCACTATAGTATCTTTGTTATTTTCATACAACCCTTTAATCGTCTCCCATTTTTCTAACATTTCCATCTCCTTCTCGCCTGGCAAATTCTTTTGTTAGGCGTTTTTTTACAGTTAATATTATGCATACGAGCCTGTCCTGCACTTCTAGCACAAAAAGACTTTCTGCGTTTAGCAGCTTTACTGCCTTTTTTTACTTTACCAGTTACCGCAGTTTTAAGTTTAGAGCCAGGGTTCATTCTTCTGTAAGCTTTTACCCCAGCTCTCGTCATACCTGCACCTTTCTCTGTTGGTCTAAAGTTTTTTTTATTTTTAGCAGGCATACCACCCGCTTTTAAACCAAACAAGTCAAGGTCTTCGTAATAACTATCCATTATCTGTATCAGCAGTAATTGGTGTAACAAAAACAGTTACAGAAGTTACATTTGATATTGTTAAATGCATGTCTGTTTTAAATAAAATACCATCTAATGGAATATCTATTTGATACTGATCTGCTGCACTACTGGCTGGAGTTGTGATAACAAGTTTTTGTGTACCACTAGCTCCACCATCTTTAAATGTTAAAGTGCCTGCGCTTGCATGACCAACATAGTAAATAGATAATAATCTAGTTCTACCAGATTGTATTGATCCTGTTGATGTTAATGTTTTTGCACCTACATCAGAGTTCATAATCTACTCCTATCTATCTGCTGCTGCAAACATGTAATCTAAAGTAGTAGCTTTAGTACCTGTGGCATCACCTGAAACAGACATTGCTGCAATCGTTAAATTTTCGTCATCAGGAATATTAGTTGTGTGTGTGGCAACTAAAGTTCTATCAACAAAAAAATCAACCTTACCTGTACTTTGAACTCTAATACTTAGAATTCTGTAAGTAGCATCAGCAAAATCTATTCCTGAATCAGTAGATGTTTCTGTGCCATCTTTTTCTGTTTTACAAAGAATAGAGGCATCACCGTCATCAACTTGAAAAACGATACGATCTGTTGCGGCTAACATATTTTCTGGATTTGTTGCAAAATTTACTGTAAACCCAACACAAAAATCCATTTGATCAGCATCAGAAAGTTTTGCTTTTGTTTCAAACCATAAAGCTTTACCTGATTGTACGGCAAAAATCTCGTTTTTTTGAATTGATGCACCATCATTATCAGTTGTAGCTGTTGAAGTTAATGCAACTTCTCCATTTACTGTGTCAGCGACTATTGCAACAGAAGCTCCTGAATCCTTAACAATTGTCCATCTGTGTCCAGTGTTAGAATCAAATCCGATTCTATCAAAGTCATCCATGTATGCTACAAAGTCAGGGTTTCTGTCTATTGGTAAGTTTTCGAACCATTTTCTTGTCCCGTCTTTACCCGCAAACAAAATAGGTCCTGTAAAATGTACTGCCATTTTCTCTCCTAGTTAAAAAGATATAGTCCTCTAGGGTGTCTGCCAAGTCAGTCTATATCTAGTTTAAATTATCTTGGTATTTATATTATACAAAAAAAAAGGGGACTCGTAAGTCCCCCTTCTTAAGTTTAGTCATAAAAATTTAAGCTGCTCCTGGGGAACCAAAAATTCCTCTAGGATCAGAGAACCCAAATGAGTATCTCTCTCTAGCTTTAAATCTTACATTACCTGTATCAAAGTCACCTTCAATAGCAGTTTTGATTGGACTTCTAACAAACATTTTCATGCCATTAGGAGCATCTGTCATGATAAAGAAAGCATCAGTATCTGTTAGATAATGATTAACTCTATAACCTTGAGGCATCATACCCATAGAGGCCATAGCATTAATATCATTATCTGCAGTACCAACTCTTTGTGGAGTTTTTAAGATTCTTTCTGCAGTAAACTGAAGTTCTTTTGGAATAATCAGTTTTACACCCTGCATGGCAATCTTTAATCCTCTTTCATCAACAAATGCTGCAATGTCAATCATTGACTGCTCAAGTGATGTTTCAGACAAGTCTGCTGCTGTTGACAGTTCATTAGCAAATGTGCCACCAGTCGCCAATGGGTGATCAGTTGCACAAAGTTCTTTGCCATCTCCTCCTGCAAAATTAGAGTTGAAAGCATTATTTAACACATTAGCGGCTTTTACCTGCTTTGTGTTTGCCATAGAACGAGCCAAAGCTCTTGTATAACGAGCTGCAAGTCTATCATACAGATTATCTTCAATCGCTTCTTCAGTGATAGCAAATGCCATAGCAATAGTTTCGTGAGTGTATCTTGCAGTAAAAGACTCAGATGCTTGATCAAATGTGACCGCAGCACCTTCACTTTTTACTGGAGCACTACCAAAACCAGTAAGCATTACTTCTTCTTCAAAAGCTCTATCAGATGCTTCTGTAGCATAAATTTCTGCATGCTCGTTTTCGTATCTATTATATTCTAAGCCAAAGAGAGCATTCAAACCTGGTTCTAACTCTTTGACCAATTGTGATCTTGAAATAGCCATAATTTACCTCTCTATACCCCTGTATCCCCTGCAGCGGCAGGTGGATTCAGAAAGTGGTTTTGAATTCTGACTATCACATTTGTGTTTGCGGAGCCAGTATCTTCATTGTTAACATCTTGGCTTATGTCAAGTGCTTGTAAAGGTATTGCATTTGTAGAATCTGCAGTACTTGTATCTAATTGCACTTTAGATATGCCCGTTGCTGTGTTTCCTGTTACATTTGTTGTTTTGTAACCAATAAACAGACCTGCTCTTGTCATAGCTTCGTCTGAATCAACTAAAAATAATGTATTAGGATCGTCAATTACATTAGCAACAATATCACTAGCAACAATGCTACCAGGATAATAATTACTAAATGTTGGTTTCTTCGTAGTAGGGTCAGTGTAAAATACACCATTGAAAACACCTATAGGCTTAACAGCACCACTACTTGCTGTAACATCATATCTCTCAATGTTACCAGCAGCTACTGGAACAACCAAGTCGCCTTGGAAAATTGCTGTACCATAATTGCTTGCAATAGTATACCTGTTCTGAGCGTTATTCCACGGAGCACCATTGAGTGACTTATAAGGTCTTAGACCAAATTTTTCACTTACGTTTGCCATATGTATTCTCCTTATCTAGGCATTAATATTAAACAATTACTTACAGCGATGGCTTTTATCAAAAAACTATGACTTACGACCACCACCAAAAGTTACACGAGATTGCCTATCAACATTCACAGGCATCTCTGGTCGTTGTTCCCTTAGAATATCTTGATCCACTGCTTTTACTTGATCAACAGTAATTCTTTCAAAGTACTGTTTGCGTGACTCAACAATTTCTTCAGGTATCCTTGCCAACACAAGGCCGCCAACCCCGATTAACCCCTTGTAACGCCCAGATTGAATAATAGGATAGTCATGGTCACCCAATTGATTTGTAATCTCTTCTGATCGTACAAATTCCCATCCTTCTCTAAGTTTTTTGGAAACATTACCTGTATCTTCTTGTCCCACAAACTCAGTTCTAATCCATCTGTGCTTAAACCCTTTTGGTGCAGGGGGAGCATCCAGACTTGATGGTGGTGTCCAAGGTTTATTCCTTAACGGTTTTTTTTCTTGTGACACGCGTGAGGTTCTTTCTATTTTTTCATTCATTTTTTTTACTCCTTCACGAATTTTGCGTATTCTTCTAGTGGCACCCCTAGTTTTTTGGCAATAGCCACTTGTGAGCGGGTGAGCTTCACTGTTTTGCGTCCTTCCTGTTTACGCCCCGCAGAGGCAACAGTTTGAACGGGTTTTTTATCTTGAACAAACTTTTGAGGAAAGTAATCTCTCAACCTTTTGTCTATTTCATTGTAGTACTCATCTGATTCTGAGTCAAACCCTTGCTCAACTAATTCTTGATGAATACCAAAAGCGGCATTGGTCATCACCTTATCTTGACCAAACCACTCATTTTGTTTAGACCATTCCTTTGCTCTAGGACTTGCTTCCTGAGGTTGAGCAGGTTGTTGCATAGTAGCCGGACTTGGTTCCTGAGTTTTTTGTTGTGTTTCTGCTTCTTTTTTCTTTTCTTCTTTTTGTGTTGAGTGTATGCGTGCTTTTTCTTTTTCTACTGCTAATTGTGTAAGTTTATCGTTTGCTTCTAATATTTTATCTGTATCGTTGTTCTCAATTGCACTTTTTAAAAAAGATTTGACTTGTTCTCTTTGTGCATCAACTCGTGCTTCAAACTCCTTAAAGTAGTTATCATCAACACTGGCTAATTTTTGATCTGTGGTATCAAACTTTTTTTGTAAACCTTTTGCATAATCTAAAGCTGCTTTTTCTCGTCTTTCTGCTTCTCTCATTTTTCTTGTTAATGTATCTATGCGTTTTTGCACATTGTCAGACATTTGCGAAAGATTATCTTCAGTTTTAGGTTTGTCCTCCT